TCTCCGCCCAAAGGCAGGTGTTCTACTGTTAATTTTACACTTCTAGAGATATCTTCTCTTTTAGTGTCTGTTCCAGGGTTATCTACATCTGCATCTGCTTCTGCATCTGACATGTATTCTTGACCCGTCTTTAAATTTTTTAAAGTAATCTCACACTCTGGTGTAATAACCACAGTGGGTTTACCGTTTATCTCTCTTATTTCTTTTTTAGCTTTTGTTTCTATGAATGGCATTAGTCTCTATTTATCTCCAGTATTGATGCAATAACATGTAATTCATTTGCATCTGATGCTTGTGCTTTTAATATTTCATTCTCTTCTAAAACAAGAGGATGAGTTAACAATTCAGTTGTTGCTTTTGATGCTATAGCTTTGTCTTTAAACAAATTAAATACTGCAGATGCAGCATTTGTTATTGTAAAAGTTACATCACATCCTGATCCAGCGTCTTCTGATACCAATAAACTTTTGATTATAGCTCTAGAATCTGCCGGTGTTGTATATATTGTAGTGTTATCTGTAGTAGTTAAATCTACTAATTCGTTTTTGTATATATTAGCCACTTATAAACCAAGAAAATCTTTCTTGCTCCTGTTTTGTTTCATTTAAATATGTAGAATTTAATTGTTCTACTACTAAAGAAATAGTTCTATTTATTTGTTTCTGGTTAGAAACATTATATTCTTCTTTTGGTTCTGGTATTCTAACATTAATCTTTGCCATACTTACCTACTAAATAGCAAATTGGTTCTAATACTTTTCTATATATTCTACCTAACAAGTGAACCTTGTTTCTTGATTCCTGTCGTATGTCTATTGTTCTATGAACTGCAATGTGTTCTAATACTTTTCTAACTAATTTATTTGTTTTTGCAATTTTAACTAATGGTAAAAATATTTTGTGATAACCTTTTTGATGTTCAGGTTTTAAATTATCTTTAGCGTATTTAATCCATATTTTATTTCTAAATGATCCAAAGCCGTATGTTTCGTTCATCATAGTACAAACAATTTTAGTTCTACCGCCGCCACCACCAGAATCGCTGCCTCTCGGACTTTGACCTTGTTTAGTAGGAGCAGTAAAACTTTTAGTAGGTTGAACTTGATAATTAAAAGTTTCTTTTATTTTATCTGATCTTGCTTTTGTTTTAGGACTAAAATCTCTACCGCCTCCCATTCCTCCAGATCCAATAGAACCTAAACCAGAAGATTGTTTTCTTATTATTTCTTGAGCTTTTCTTCTATTATCTATTTCTCTTTGACCAGCTGCCTCATTCTGCGCCGCAACTTTTTGAATATTAGAAAGTTGTCCAAACTCTCCAAAACCACCTTGATCTACAAAACCCCCACCTGGTTGAAATTGTGCACCTGGTAGACCTATGGTGCTTTTGAAAGCATCATCGGCGGTTATGCCAAAATCATCATCTTCTGTAGATACAATTGTGTCTCGTTTTGTTTTTCCACCAACAATATCAGGTACAGCTGACGAAGATACAATACCAAAATCATCTAATATATCTACGTTATCTTTTTGTGCCTGTAATGCATTTTCTATAAGATCTACTTCTTTAATAAAATCAGAAGGTATTATTTCAGTTTGTGAGCCACCAGGCCCTGTTACTTTTTTATCTCCTATAAATTTTTTACCATAATCACTTACAGCTTTTATTTGTTTAATTAAATTTGTAGTTTGATTAGTGCCTGGCATAATAGCCTTGGCATTAACAGCAGCCATCTGCTCTGCTGACAAAGTGCCATCAATAATACCTTGTATTTCAGTTCTACTTAAATCATATTTTTCACGTAATGTATCAGCTATATTACCGACTCTTTTATCAATCGTATCTTGAGTTATCATGTTGGCATTATATCCAGCCATTACATTTTCTACTGTATTATAATCTTGTGTTGGATTTGCAACTATTCTACCTATATCATCTGTAAATACATTTTCTTTTCTTAATTGATTTTCTAATATTGCTCTTCTGTTAACAGGAAGAAGATCTTGTAAAGCTTGTAATCCTTTGCCCATCATGCCAGGAACAACATCACCTATTCTAGAAAATGGATTTAATACTTGTTTTCTTGTAGCACTAAAAGCACTCATTGGACCATCATCACGTCCAAGAAATATATTCGGTATTCCAGGTGTGGTAGTTACATTATCATCATCGTCATCATCATCTACAGGTGGTTGATTTCCACCACCACTAGATGTGCTATATTTAAAAGTCTCTGGTAGATTTCTTCTATTTAAATAATCCTGTACTAATTCAAATAAAGTTTTTGCCATTATCTTCTTCCATCCGGTTGTATATCTAGCTTAAATGTTCCAAATCTCCATTCTTCGCCATTAGAATCGTTCTCTATCTTGAAGTTAACGAAACGACCCCTTGCTCTTGTATCCTTTTTATCAGTAGATGAGTCTATTGTAAAGGGACTCAAACTAGTGCTTGTATCTGATTGCTGCGGATATCTTTTCACAGCCAACGTAACTTTAGCATTACCAGCCAAAGTTTTAAAATCAGGAACAAAACGCCTTACAGCTAAGAAAATCTCACCTGCAATGCTTGGTCCTGACGATCTCCCCCTTGCATCTCTTTGTCTTTGTTGTAGGTCAAAATCAAAAGATTTAATAAAAGATGGCACTATTGTTGTTGAACCGTCTTCATTAACTTGATCTGTTCCTATCTCATGTTCAAAATATTTTGTCTGTCCTAAACCATCTTGACCTATAACAGCAGGAAAAGTTCCATCGTCTGTGCTACTATATTTTGTAGCATAAGGTGCCGGATATATAGTTCCATCCATCCAACTGGTTCTAGCTTCTGTGCCTGTATACCAACAGTTTTCACCATAGTTAAACACCACATACTTATTATTAAAATCAGAGCTTGATGATGGATAATACCAAGTTACTTCTGTAAATAAATTATTTAAACCAGCAGCAACTTGTTGTCCTTTTGTTGTATCAAAATCATTAAATACAAAATCCTCTACACTACAAGGCAATGATTTAACTGTACCATCAAATAAAAAGAAACCATTTGGTGATAACCAAAATGCTGATCCATCTATTTCTACAGCTGCATTTTTACCTATCAATCCACAGTTTGTACCAACCTGTTCAAAACCAAACGTAAAGGGAGATCCAATAAATTTCATGGTATATAATGCATTGTCTGTCCATATTAGAATTGTTTCTTTTGCTTTTAATGCTCCAACTATTTTAGTTCCATCTTGTAGTCTTTGTGAACCTGCTGCATTTATAGAAGTTGCAATATATGTATTTATATCTTCTTGATCAGAAAATCTTATAAACATATCATCTTGTGTAGTTGTATCACCAATAGTTGTTTCTGTTCCAAGATGTATTAAGTGTCTAGTTGTTGGTGATATTAGTGTGACTCTTGATGCAGTAGGATTACTTCCTGTTGCAAAACCAGATGTTGTAGTTGATGCTCTGTTCAATAAAGGTGTTGCAGCTCCTGCGTTCCATGTAAATGTTTTACCGTTTGCAATAGTTGCTATAAGAACTTGTCCAAAATTATCTAGGCTCCAGAGGCCTGGTTCTAGCACTACTGTTGATGCATTTACTGCACTACCAAATCCAGAAAAATTTGTAGCATTTGATACTGTGGCACCACTACTATGTGCTTGTCCATTTGATGTACCAGCTGTTGCTGTACCATTTGTACCTCTGGTAATACCAGTTAAATCGTTAGAACTTATTCCCGTATAAGTTATTAACTCATTGCCTACAGCTATAGTCCCACCACCTGTTGGAAAACCTGTAACTGATGTTAAAGTTATCGCTGTACCAGATCCTCCTGTACCAGCAGTATCTGCAAGTAACGCTCCATTTAAAGTTGTTGTTGCAACTCCAGATACGTTTCCACCATAGTTGCCAATACCAAAACCATATCCATAAGACTGAGCTGCAGGACCAACTTTTTCATATGGTATAACACTACAAGATCCACCACCCGCTGCACCGGTTGTGGTCTGTGATCCTGTTACGATAGCAATCAAAGATGATGTTACTCTTGTTACTTGAAATAATTTATCTTCAAAAGCAGCATCAGTTAGACCAATACCACTTGGAACTGTTACACTATCTAATAAAATAATATCACCTGATTCTAAATTATGAGCTGAAGAAAATGTTAAAGATACCTCTTGTGTTGCATCTTGAGCAGACATAACAACAGAACTAATCGTAGCTTTTACTGGTGTAACATCATGAAGTTGTCCTTCAAAATATATAAGTAAAAATTTATCAGAACCTAGTGCAACGTATCTGTTACCATCTAAATCAACAAAAGAATGTTGTTTTCTAACTACACCAACTATTGAATCTGAAACTAAAGAAGACCAGCCACCAACTTTTTCTGGTAGACCATATCTAAATCTAACATTATCAGAATCTATCCAACGATTTTCTGCACCTGCTGAAGTATTTTGTTTGTCTATTCCAGGTCTAAATTTAAACTCAACTAGAGCCATGTGATTGCTCCTATTGATTAGTTGACTTCAATACCCAGCCAACAGTTACATTAGCATAAACAAGAGTTGATGCTTGACCATTAACATTTAAAACTAAGTTAGAAGTTCCCGCATTTATTTTGTGACTATTTCTATTTATCGTAAGATTGTTTGATGCAAAAAAGTTACCACCGTCTATTATAGTAATTCTTCTTT